GGGAAATCGATCCGCTTGACAACACCCCTGCTCACAGGGGGTGGATGGACTACTGTAGCAAACATTCAAGTGGGCGACGAAGTGCTCCACCCCAGCGGTCGCCGCATCGCTGTGACTGAGGTTCACCCGATCCAATATGACCGCCCCTGCTACGAGGTGACCACCACCGACGGCCGCACACTCGTGGTCGACGGCGAGCATCTGTGGACGGTGATCGACAAGCGCCGCGAAGTCTCCAAGACCGTCAAAGGTAAGCGGACCCGCTGGTTCGAGGAACGCCTGATGACTACTCAGGAGATGGTCGATGAAGGACTGAGCCGCTACGCCGAAGGGTCGCGCACCTCGGTCACCGACGGCAAGAAGTACCAGACCGACGAATACCGCTTCGTCCTGCCGCGTCAGGAATGCGTTGACCTGCCGGCCCGTGAGCAGACGATCGACCCGTACCTGCTGGGTGCATGGCTGGGCAACGGTACGACCAAGGCTGCACAGCTCACGATGGGGGAGCAGGACATCGAGCACTGGAAATCGGTGCTCGACGCCACCCCGTACGGCGTGAGCTATCGCCGCGATGACCACGGCGGCAGTGTTCGATGGAGTATCGGTGTGTCCGGCGGGTTCTTGCCTCAGCTGCGTGAGCTGGACGTTATCGGCAACAAGCACGTCCCCGAGAACTACCTGCTCGGCGATGCCAGCCAGCGCCTGGCGCTGCTGCAAGGGCTGCTCGACACCGATGGGCACATCACCTCCCAGCACGGAACCATCGAGTTCGTATCCATGCTGCCCGGCCTCGCCGAAGACGTGCTGTTCCTGGCCCGGTCCCTGGGCTGGCGGGCCACCCTCAAAGAGGGCAAAGCCAAGCTGGACGGCAAGGACTACGGCACCAAGTTTCGCGTCACGTTCACCCCGAAGATGACCGATCAGTTCATTCCGTTCCGGCTGCAACGCAAGATCGACCGCATCACGGCGAGAGACGGCGGCAAGGGCCGACACACCGTGTCCATCAAGTCGATCGAACGGGTCGCCACCGAGCCGGTGCGCTGCATCAAAGTCGATTCACCAGATGGGCTGTTCCTGGCCGGCCGCGACCTGGTCGCTACACACAACACCCACACCGTCGTGTCCGTCATGTTCGGGCTGTGCATCGAGCATCCCGGCCTGCTGGCGATCTGGACATCGCACCACGTCAAGACCAACTCCGAGACGTTCCAGGCGGTGCAGTCCTACTGCAAGCGGGAACGGATCAAGCCCTTCATCAAGAAGGTGTATCTCGGTTCCGGCGACGAGGCCGTCGAGTTCGCCAACGGCAGCCGCATCCTGTTCGGCGCCCGCGAACGCGGCTTCGGCCGAGGCATCCCTGGCGTCGACGTGCTGATGTCCGACGAGGCGCAGATCCTCACCCAGCGGGCCATGCAGGACATGCTCGCCACCATGAACACTTCCCGGCTGGGCTTGCATATGTACGTCGGCACCCCGCCCAAGCCGACCGACAACTCCGAGATGTTCGTCGCGATGCGCCGTGAGGCGACTTCCGGTGAGGCCACCGACATCGCCTGGATCGAATGCGGCGCCGACGACGACATCGACGATATCGACGACGTCGAGCAGTGGATGAAGGCCAACGCATCGTGTCCTCACCGCACCCCGGTGGTGTCGATTCAGCGGCTGCGGCGCCGGCTCGATGATGACGGTTTCCGGCGCGAGGCGCTGGGCATCTGGGATGCCACCACCGACGGCAGCGCCTTCGATGTCGATGCCTGGTCCCAGCTGGGCGATACCGGCGTGGACACTCCGCGCAGCGCCGCGCTGGTCATCGACTTGAGCCCCGACCGCAAGCACTGCTGGATCGGGGTGGCCGGCGAAGTCGACACCGACAAGGGTGAACGGGTGCTGCTGATGGCGATGGAGACCACCGCGGCCACGGCGGTGAAGAGGGTGCAGGAGTTGGTCGAGGCCCGCGACATTGTGGAGGTGGCGATCACCGGCGGCGCGGCGCGCGCGCTGGAGCCCGACCTGGTGGAGGCGGGGCTGGAGTATCAGAAGCTGTCCCCGGCCGACATCGCCGCCTCGTATTCCACGCTGCAGGAGTCGATCAAGAACAAGACGATCGTGCACGGCGAGCAGTCGGAGCTGACGATCGCGCTGCTGATGACCAAGACACGGTTCCTCACCAGCGGCGAGTCTGAGGTGTTCGACCGGCGCAACTACAGCGCGAACCTGTCGCCGGCGGTGGCGTGCGCGTGCGCACTCTTTCGCTGGGGGCTCAACGCGAAGCCAATGCCGGTGTTATTGTGAGTCCCCACGGTCCTGTAATATGGGGACTTATGAGTGATTGCATTCCGTGGCCTGATGATCACATAGGGCCAACAGGGTATGGCTGGGTCAGCTACAAAGGCAGGGTTGTCGGCGCCCATCGAATGGTGATGGGCTTTCCAGATGGTCAGGTTGGTCACGTTTGCCATGACGAGGCCGCCCACCGTGGCGAGTGCACCGGCGGTTCAGGATGTCTGCATCGGCGGTGTGTGAATCCAGACCATTTGCGCGTGATGACAGCTCAGGAAAACTCTGAAGCCAGTCCCTATTGCCGCGTGGCACGGAAGTTTGATACCCACTGCGCCCAGGGTCATGAGTTCACCGCAGAGAACACAGTCTGGGAATCAAAAGGGAAAGGCTACCGAGGGCGAAAGTGCAAGGAATGCAAGAACCAAAGGCAGCGCAGCAGGTACGTCCCTAAGCCTCGCCGCACCCATTGCACTAAAGGCCATGAGTACACGTCAGAGAACACTCGTGTAAAACCGCGGGGTGAAAGGGTTTGTCGGATTTGCGCCCGTGAGTGGGCCCGCGAAAGCAGGGCTAACTGGTCCGATGATCAAAAGAAACGCATGCGGGAGTACCGACAGAAGCGGCGCGAAGATGGGAAAGAGTGATGCTCCCGTGACGCCACGCAAGCTCAACGATCCATGCCCTGCCGGCGGTAGCTTCCCTGACAATTTCGATGGCGAGTTCACCCGCTGCGGGAACTGCGGCCGCCGGCTCAACCTCGACCGAGGTGGCCTTGTGCCCCGGCACAATCGCAAGGCGAAGAGGGGTTTCGCCAACGCCTCGGAGTTACGCGAAAGCTCCCAGGAAGCCCCCGGCTTCAGCCGTGGGGAGGAATGGGAGTGCTTTACTCGATGTCGGCGGTCTGTGTAAGATACTGGTATGCGTACTGCGTATAAGGTTCGGGCCTACCCCGACGCCGAACAGTCGGCGATGCTTCGCCGCACGTTCGGCTGTGTACGCCTGGTCTGGAACAAGACCCTCGCCGCACGTCAGGAGCGGTACACCACCGAGAAGCGGTCCACCCCGTATAAGGAGACCGACGCCGCGCTCGCCGCGTGGAAACGCACCGACGATCTGTCTTTCCTTGGTGAGGTGTCGTCGGTGCCGTTGCAGCAGGTTCTGCGTCATCAGCACACCGCCTTTCAGAACTTCTTCAACAAGGTTGGTCGCTATCCGCGATTCAAGAACCGCAACGGTCGCCAGTCGGCGCACTACACACGGTCGGCGTTTCGCATCAAGTCCGATGGTCTGTGGCTGGCGAAAACCACAGCGCCCCTGAAAGTGGCGTGGTCGTGGCCCGACATCGACATGAACAGCATTGATCCGACGATGGTGATCGTGTCGCGTGAGCCGGATGGACGCTGGTACGTGTCGTTCGCCGTCGAGCAACCCGACCCGACACCACTTCCCGCGACCGGCAAGACGATAGGCGTCGATGTTGGGTTGAAAGACTTCGCCGCACTGTCCACGGGAGAGAAGATCGAAAACCCGCGACACCTCGCAAAGCACGAACGCAAACTTGCCAGATACCAACGCCAGATGGCGCGCTGCCAGAAGGGCTCCAACAACCGCGCCAAAGCGAAACTGAAAGTTGCGCGGCAGCACTCCAAGATCAGATCGGCCCGCAAAGATTTCCTGCACCAAACCTCTACGCACCTGGTTCGCGAAAACGACAGGATCGGAGTCGAGGATCTCGCAGTCGCGAACATGGTTCGTAACAGGTCCCTGTCCAAGGCGATTTCCGACGCAGGTTGGGGACAGTTCCGTTCGATGCTCGAATACAAAGCGCAACGCGCTGGTCGTCAGGTAGTGGCTATCAACCGCTGGTACCCGTCGTCCAAAACATGCAGCTCGTGTGGGTATCTGCTCAACGAACTCTCGCTGGGAACACGACACTGGACGTGCCCCGGATGCGGCACCCGACATGACCGGGACATCAACGCCGCTAAGAACATCGACACCGCTGCCGGGCTGGCAGTGGCTGCCTCCGGAGGGACGGTGAGACCTGTGCAGGCAACTGCTAGGCACGCCCTGATGAAAGAGGAAACCTCGCAGGAGACTGCGGGAATCCCCTGCCTTTAGGCATGGGGAGGAAGTCAAGCGAATGAACAGTGCCCGTGTTGCGAAACGCAACAGCTTAGACTCGACCAACAAGAAGGAGGCGATCTGAGATGGGTTTGACCGATTCACGTCTCGACGATTTCCTTCTGCAGGTTGAGGTTCAGTCGGACGGAT